AGAACGTCTTGCTTCGGAAGCTCGGGCAATTGGTGCGGAATACATGCTGTGGCTGGACAGTGACATGGTGTTTCCTGCCACCACCGCTCTAAGATTGTTGGCACACAACGAACCAATAGTAGCGGCCAACTATGTTCGACGTCAACTTCCTGCCAAAGGTGTTGCCTATGAAACAATAGGCGACTGGGAAAATCCACTGGCATTTGAAACCCAAAGTGAGCTTGTTGCTGTAGAAGGAATTGGCATGGGCTGTATGCTAATGAAAACCAGCATTCTAGATCAAATAGAACAACCGTGGTTTGAATTTGGTTGGACACCTGCCAGCAATGACTGGTTAGGCGAAGACATGATCTTCTGCCAAAAGATGGCTCAGGTGGGATACACTGTCAAAGTTGATACACAATTGAGTCAAGAAATGCGCCACTTGGGTACATGGGCATTTGGACCAGATTTAATCAAGTAAATCAATCAGCAGTTCCAGCTTGGCGCGGACTGCTCTATTATTAAAACTATTTTTAACACCTTGGTGTAAGGGTTTGGGCCAAGAATCAAATCCACACCAGGCATATCCGCTGTGTTCTTCATTCAAAGTGGGAATAAATTCATGATCAACAATTACAACATAGGTGTTGTATTGAAAGTTTTGATCATTGCTTGTGAATAACTCTAATGGAACAATTTTCTGTGTCCCATTCACTGTACCAATTTCTTCTTCTATTTCTCGTTTGAGTGCTTCGTAAGGTGTGGCATCTGTGGGTTCTTTTTTGCCACCTACTAGTCCCCATGTGTTGGCAGTTTTGCCTTGGGTGCGCAACAAAAAAAGAAACCGTTGAGTATCCTTGGCCAAAAATAAGCCACCGCTGCAGACAATTTGATTTAAAGTACTAGACGCCATATCTCTTTATCGTATATACCTTCAAAGCTCTTGCTCCATGACAAGCCGTCCCATTTGTATTGTATACCTGTATATGAATTAGTTATGTACGTAAGTGAGGATGTTGCTGAAGAATTGAATATCACTTCCCAGGCCGTGCCAGTCCATTGAATGATATCATTGGCTACAGCATGAGTCACACTTGTGTCGGCATTTTGCCATGCTGGACTGTCAGCATTTAAATTTTCTAATATCAAATAACGAATACCTACAGCAGGATTACTGGGAACAAATGTCTCGGGATCTATAATAGCATCGATAGTTCCTCTAATATCAACGGATGTGGTAATGATAGTGTTGCCTGGAATTGTGTCAGTATCAAAACTCAAATTCATTTTGCGTTCGTCGAAATTATCTAGACTGATGTAGGCAACAATTTCTGTATTGTCAGGCTTGCGCAGGCGCAGTTGGCTCAAACCTGCCCTAAATTTTCCAGGGTACAAATCAAGCAACGATCTCCAGTTGGTTGCGTTACCTGGCATTTCTGTATCGTCTGCGGCAGTCGCAATTTCATTCTTCAACAGACTGGCCACATTGTCTAATACCAACAGTTCAAATCCGCCTGGGGTAACCACTGTTTTAAACAACGGATCTCCCAGTGATGGATACACAGCATTGGGATTTTTAAAGTCCATGTCAATCACACCTTGCTCGTCGCTGAACACATTGGCAATAATTTTTGTAATTATACCCATGCGTTTGACTTTGGCAGGTGGAGTAATCCAAATAGGCGTTTCAAATGTCAATGTGGCTATGTCAATGTTTTGATCAGTGCCCTGCGGTATGGCCCTACTGGTCCATGTACTACCGGTCAATGTCAACACAGTCAAACTGGTCCAATCCAGATAGTTGTCTGTGGTTTGCAATTCTAAACTAGGATTAAACAAGTAGGCCAATTGTTCAATAATTTGTAATTTTTGATCTGTGTTTGTTGTCCAGATGTCTGCGGTAAATGTTAACTTGTAGGGAGCAGGCATAATACGTTCTACTGTATATCCTAGCCCTTGTGTTTCTAAATATTGTTGACTTCCTTCATCAAATGCACGCTCTCGGACCTGTACTTTACTGACAAATGTGGGATCTTGTAATCTTGTTTGATCGTAATCCAGTCCTTTGATATAGCAAGCAATGAACGGAGCACTGGGTATGGTATTTTCGCTATTTTTCTTCAATACTGATGCGGCTTGACGACTTGGGTCTCCATACATCACCGGTATCTGAACAATGCGGCCATTACCATCTTTGTAACTGAAGTTACTCATTAGTCGCATGTATTGTGTCAAATATCTGCGTACTTGACCGTCATAGAAATGATCCATATTAATTGTCTGCCTTTGGTTTGAGTGCTTTGCTCAGTGCCTGTCGTTCAACAATAACTTTACCATTAACAGTGCTGGTATTTGTATTATTAACAAAACTGGTTTTTTGTGTTTCCCGTATGGACTTGTCTTGGAAATACTTGCCAGCGCCCACATCTTGTGCGCCAAACTGATTCATGGTCATGCGTACATTGTCTTCATACATGATCCAATGCTTACCGTCATATCTATACATGACATTTGGCAAGTAATCTGTACGTAAACTGAAAGCACCTGTAGCAGGCTCGGCAGGAAAAGTTATACCTTGTGTGAATGAATAAGAATTAGGAGGTATTGAATTGCCAGACGCATATCCCACATAGAGATTTTTCGTAGGTGTGTTTAATACCATACTGGCATCAAGTACCAACTGTTGAATGCTAGCATCATCCATTATGTCGGCAGAATCAGCATAATCAACCAGCCCAGATTCTACCGTAGGAATAATGAAAAATTGGAAGGTGTTGTAGCCACTTAGCGGAGCATCAATCATTGCTTGTTCAACAATTTGATTGTTAATTTCAATGCTCTTGTTGTATGTGCTCAATAGATCGCGCAAGGTACTACCATCACCATTACCACTATCTTGACCAAGAATTTGACTGAACTCTTGACTGTCAACCAAAGGTACACATTTGGCACGTAACAAGTGTGGATACCATGTTTGACTAAATCCATTGGCAGGGCGTGTAACATCCTGAACAACATAAAAACGTTTTAATGCCACATAATTATCATCTAGCGCATATTCATCTTTCAAGTGAGGCAATTCAATCACATCTCCGGGCATGACTTTGCGTAACAAAGTGTCCACTGTGTTTTTAAGATGAAAATGCATCATTATGTTGTCATTGCTTAAGAATAATCCAAATTGACTTAGATTAAAATCCAGGTCTTGCATGGTATAAATTCCTCGCATGACGTACACATCAGGGTCATACTTGCGATCTCTGTTTTCCATGAACAGCACATCTTGTATGCCTAATTCAGGAATGGGATTATTGCTATTGTTAGGAGTAGTGGGTGTTGACTCTCCTGCGGCAGGATCAACAGGACCTAGATATTTGTGTACAAAAACGTCTGTGCCGCCAACTTGAAATTGTTCGTTGATAACACGATCCAGAAATTTAAAATCTGGGCCTTTTTCTGGTTTATATAAAGAAAGTCTTGGCATGGTCTTGTATTTATAGATAAATATCTGTATGACTGATAACGAACTAGAACGACAACAAGTGATAGAATATGTGCAAGCCATGCTGGGATCCGGTATGGTGGACGTAGAATTAGATCCCAAGCATTATAATACTGCTATTGATCGAGCATTGGCAAAATTTCGACAGCGCAGTAGCAACAGTGTTGAAGAAAGTTTTGGATTTTTAACTATTCAGGTTGATGTTAACGACTATATTCTTCCCAAAGAAGTCATGGATGTTCGCCAACTGTTCCGTCGCAGTATAGGCAGTAGAAGTGGTGGCGGAAATGGCGGTACTCTGTTTGAACCGTTTAACCTGGCGTATTCCAACACATATTTGTTGTCCAGCTCTAACATGGGCGGATTGGCCACATACTATGCGTTTGCCAGCTATCAAAAGCAAGTGGGTAAAATGTTTGGTTCGGATATTAATTTTACATTCAACAAAACCACAAAACTGCTAACAATCATGCAACGTCCCCGTTCTGAAGAAGAAGTCTTGGTATGGATGTACAACTATCGACCGGACTTTAACCTGTTGCAAGATCCACAGGCAGCACAGTGGTTGAAAGATTACAGTCTAGCTACCTGTAAAATCATGTTGGGAGAAGCCCGTGAAAAGTTTAGTCAAATTGCTGGACCACAAAGCGGAACAACCTTGAACGGCGCCGCACTAAAAGGTGAAGGTAAGGCTGAAATTGAAACACTGGAAGCTGATCTGGTCAACTACAAAGATGGTGGTACTCCACTAACCTGGGTCACGGGATAATTTGCGTTGGTAATTGGCTAAAAAAATTATTGACAATTATACCTAATTATAGTAAATTATTGTATCAGCTAAGGGGATACTATGATTATTGGTTTTGTGGGATTAATAGGCGCTGGCAAAGATACTGCCGCAGACTATCTGGTTAACTATCACGGATTTAGACGAGACAGCTTTGCCAACACGCTCAAAGACGCAGTAGCACATGTGTTTGGTTGGGATCGTACACTTTTAGAAGGACGCACAACCCAAGCCAGAGAATGGCGCGAACAGGTAGATCCTTGGTGGGCACAACGATTGGGTATGCCTAAATTAACTCCAAGATGGATTTTGCAATATTGGGGCACCGAAGTGTGCCGCCGAGCATTTCACGACGATATATGGATTGCCAGTCTAGAAAACAAAATGCGTAAAACCACAGACAACATTGTGATTAGCGATGTGAGATTTCCTAATGAAATTCAAGCTATTCGCAATGCGGGAGGCATGGTTGTAAGAGTCAAACGTGGCCCTGAGCCCGAATGGTTTGATGCTGCCAATGAATTCAATAAAGGCCCCGAAGGGAACATGTATTGGGCTGTTGGCCGCCAAAAACT